CACCAGATACTGTCATCTTAATAAGGTTTTCTAAGTCAGAAAGTTGTTTTTCGTACGTAAGTTTTTCACGATTTGCTTCTAATTCGTCAAGTTGAGAATTATGCGAATATGTTTCTTTGGCCGAACCACTACGAATAGTTCCTGAAGTTGCACCAATTGCACCAAGGATGTTTGACTTTTGTGAAAGAAGTTTAGTTACGTCTTTCTTATTTCCTTTCCAAATATATTGTCTGCCTACCTTTTTAATAATGGCAGGATTTTGTGCTTCCATTTCGTCAAATATTTTTATACCTACTGACTTCCAAACTTTAAACACTTTTTGTTTAGTAAATCCTGGGCTTGAAATAAGACTTACCACATTATCGTAAGCATCATCTGGATCAACCGCTTCTGTAAGTAGACTTAATTCTTCAGTGTTTAGTTCTTCCTTTAAAGAAATGTCTGTAGGATATGATGTAAATTTACCACTTTTCACTTTACCGCTTTTCATCATATCAGCGACTTGAGGAAGAACCTGTACTAAAGAAACATCTCTATCAAATGAAATGTGATAACTTGGACCTTGGGTTGAACCATTCCACATGTCAATTGAAACTAAGTTTTGTGAGCTTGCGCCACCTACGTTTTTCCAGTTAAATCTTATTGATTCAATTTTTTTGCCTGGAGCGTAATAGCGAAGACCATATCCTGCGCCATTTGAATTTTTAAATTTTTCTAATCCTAAGTTAGCAAACATGGATTTGTATCCAGTCTTTTTGCGTAAGTACTTAAGAATAATTTTGCCAGCCTTTTCTAAAGACCCTGTTGCGAGTTCTTCTGTAATATATTCTTTAAATTGCATAGTTCCCATAGTGTGTTAAATTTAATGTTTAGTTAAATCTATTTATAATAAAACACACTTTAATAATCGGCCCATTTGCATTTTTTCCATTGGCTTTGTTCAAACCATCGTATAAATAAACCCTTTTCACGGCCATGCGCTTCAATTTCCCATGGATGATCGTAATAATTTAGAGACTCAAGATCAATAGTTTTACCTTTCCATTTACACATTTTGATAGTTCGTGAAAAATCCTTTAGCTCACCACGGGCGTATTGTTTAACATGAACCATTTCATGCGCTATCGTACAAAGCATATCCTGTAGTGTTTGCGTAGAATCAACTCGAATAGTAAATTCTCTTGGTCTATTGCATGATTCATCTTCCCATATTGCATCACCTGATAAGCTTTCTTTTTCTGTTAGATGAGCTATAAGATTTATATCAATGTAAAGTTTATTTTGCAAACGAGGCATAAGGTGCAAACCTGCCCAGTGAGCAATATCTGCAGCCATTTCCCTTTTCTTCGAGCCTGAACCTTTAACTGTAATAAACATTATATCTTAAATGCACTAAAGTCATTGTTAACTGGCGCAGAAGGTGTAGTAATTTCATCACTTGATAATGTTTGTGCCGAATCTTCTACGTCGTATAATCGCATTTTAGATCGATCAATTCCAACAACAAACCTTTTGTCTTGTGTAGGATCATTGTAACGATTCTTAAGCTGTTTGACCATAAGCTGATTCATGCTTTCAAGCTGTTCTGTAGATATAAGAGCAAGCATTAAGTCAGCAGTAGCAGGTAAACCAAATGATTCTGATGTATCAGTAAGTTCGACATCAGTATTACCAAACCCTGTACGAGTAACTTGCGTTGCAGACCAAATAGGAATATTATTTTCAACCGCAAGACCACGCAATTCTTCTGCAATTGCTTTAATTAGCGAGTATGTATTCACTGAACCGCCAAGGCCTTTCATGCGAGAACTTGCACAAATATTTAAATAGTCAATGTAGACTACATCTGGTTTAAAATCTTTCTTTAACTTAAGTTCATCTAATAGCGCTCGAAAATGTCCAGTATGAGCTGTTGCGGTTGGATATTCTTTAACAATAAGTTTTCCTCTAGTTTTTTCTTTGAGCTTGTGCACTTTGGAATCAAATAGTTCCCGAGGCAACGTCTCAAGTTGATCAATCGGCACGTCAAATAAGTTTGCATCGATTCTTTCAGCAATCCTTTCTTCTGCCATTTCCAAGGTGATATAAAGCACGTTTTGTCCTGCGGCGAGATTGGCAGAAGCAAAGTGGCACATTGCCAAGCTTTTTCCAACGCCTGTACCTGCAAGAATAATATTAAGTGTTTTATTTGAAACACCACCTTTGGTGATAGTGTTAAACATAGATAGATCAAAAGGGATTTTATCTTCTTGTAAATGATAAAAATCATATCGGTTATTTGAGTTTTCAAAATAGTCGTGGCCAACATTAGTATCAAAAGACACGCTTAACGCCTTTGATAAAATACCAGGGATAGCACCATTTGTGAGTTGTTGTTCCTTTCCATCTATGATGCCAATTGATTTTATGATTGCAAGATATACTGCTCTTTGCTTACACCATTCCTCGGTCGAGTTCAGTAGCCATTCTCGTTCCACCTCCTCATAATTTTTCAAGTCAACAATAAGATTATGAATTTCATTACGATTGCTTTTATTTATATAATCGGACTTTTGAAACTCAACATCAAGTGCTGACGATGAAGGAAGCTTATTAAATTTTTGTAAAAACTGTAAAATAAGCTCGTAAACCGGCTTATGTTCGTTTTCAAAATAATCTGCCTTTATATGAGGAAGAGCTTTTCTACAATATTCTTCATCGTGTGTTAAATTTTTAAGTATTAGTGTTTGTAGATTCGTCATTATTTAATTGTTCATCAAGCAATTGAGTCAATATGTCTCCCATAAAATTTTTAAAATCTGCAGATTGCTCAAGATCTTCTTTCTTAAGATTTTCCGGAACTTCATCGATTTTAAAATCAAATTTTACATTAAGCTGCACATTGGCCTCGTCTTCGTGTAAACTAACTTTACCATAAGTATATATTACACCAAGATAAGGACCTTGTACAACCTTAAGCGAATAAAGTTCACTCGATGGTCTTTCAACGAATTGAACTGTTTCGTCTAAATTAATCATTTGTGATTTCAGAAGGGTCATTGCCTAATATAGACTTATACGCCATCTTGTAACGTTTTTCAATGTGTTCTGCAAAATTGGTGTTTTCGAAAATGTTATCCCAGAACTCTTTCTTCAGTGTATCTTTCATACGTACATTGCCAGAAAGTTCTTCACCTGTTTCAGGATTTTTTGCCTGATACCAACCGTTCTTTGGTTTGATTACATAGCCTGTTTCGATTCCTACTTCTGTAAGGCCTGACCATTTTTCGATACCGCCTTCCCAAGAAACTGAAATTGGAATTTTTGATTTTTCTTTTACAAATCGTGACTTTTCCACGTTAACAACAAAGTCGTATCCTACAACTTCTGTGCCAACCTTGTCCTGACGACGACCAATAATCCATACATTATCTGCTGAGTACATTACACCTGTACCACCTGAAACAACTGCCTTTGGAAACAATCCTTGTTCCATATAAGTATGATTAATTGCCAACAGAGGTACATCCTTAAGAGTAAGCATTGGTGTGATCATGCGGAATAGACCCTTAAGAGCTTTTGCACGTGTCATATCAGCTACAGACTTCATGTTTTCTGCATCTTCAACTTCTTTCTTAGAAGCAATATTGCCAACTGAGTCAATAATTACAATAACACGATCTTTGCGTTCAATTTCATTAAGCTGATGAACAAGATCAAACTTGAGTTCTTCGATGTTAGTAACAGGCGTGTGAAGTACTCGACTAGTATCTACGTCGAATGCTTGAAAGTACGATTGCGGTGAACCAAATTCTGAATCATAAAATAGCAATACTGCATCTTTATGTTTTTTCAAATAAGCACTTGCCATAAGCAAAGCAAATGAAGTTTTAAAGTGTTTTGAAGGACCAGCCAAAACTGTAAGTCCTGAAGCCAATCCTCCATCGACAGATCCTGAAAGTGCAACGTTTACCATTGGCACTGGCGTAGTGGTGAGTTCTTTTTCACCGAATAATTTCGAATCTGAAAGTACATCAGTACCTGTAGTTCGACTTGATTTCTTTAGTTTTTCTAATAGTGACATATTTTCCTTATTGTTAAGATATAATTATACTCCAAGTTATGCTATTTGTACACTTAAATAAACGATTCTAGGGTCTGTGGAGTTTCTTCGTATTTTGCAGATTTTGTTTTATTGTCAAAAACCGCGAACTCTGCTTTTCGCGTATCTAATTTTCCATCCAACCAATCTAATATATTTTGCGCCATATCTTCTGCGGTTGTTACTGGAACGTTTTGACAAATCATATTAAGGTTTTTTCTACCTCCTTGAAGCTGAAAATCCTTTGGCATTTTCATAATAGCTAAACACTCACGAATAGTAT